TCAGGCATACAGAGAGGCGTACAAGGCTAACCCAGCACCCAGCACAATGCTCTCAGAACCATATATGGTCGCTGCAAACCCAATAGTGGCTAGAGAGATAGAGGCCTACAAGGCGGCAATAGAGGCAGAGAAACACCGAACCCCTGCTCAATTGAAGGCTCTGCTCGTCCAGCAGCTAGTCCAACACTCACTAGATGATGACTTTCCCCCAGCAAGCAGGGTCCAATGCCTGAAGCTGCTGGGCTCTCTCTTTGAGGTTGGCGCATTCGTGGAACGCAAGGAGATAACCACAGTTAACCGCAGCGAGGATATCAGGACGCGGCTGCTCTCTCGGCTCCAGACCATCACAGTAGACGCAGAGGTCAAGGCCGATGACGCACTGGACCTACTAGCAGAGATACGGATAGGCAAGACAGGAACGGAACCAGCGCCGGTAGGGGATGACGATGGCCAGCCAGCTGCACCCACCGCAGGGGCACCCGCCCATTCGGGCGTGGCCGATGGGGCTGCGGGTTCACATACTATTCCACTCAAACGATCATCAGAAGAACAGGGCCACCCCTCAACATTACCAGAATCAGAGATAGTAGAAGATTTTGACGAATAGCCCCCCTTGTGTTTTTGTACAAAAAAGGTGGGGGGTATATATTTTTTAAGGAACTATAACAATGTTAAAGTTTGATGGGTTTGACTATGCTCTTATGGGGCAATCTGAGATGTGGGTACCTAATGGAGGCGGGGCGGCTTTGGTTACTAAGGCTATCTATGATGGAGAGAGAATGGTAAAGACTCTAATGAAGCAAATGACTGAAGAAGAGGCGCGGGAGTTTATTTCGTTTGCGATAGAGGGCAAGTACCTAGGCATAGAGACTCCAGTCATCTATTGGCCAACTTTAACAGGTGGTAAAGTTGTTATATCCTAAAGAGCCATATACGGTAAAGAAGAAGGAGTACCTCATGACGGAGAAGCAGCGGACGGTTTTTCTTGTGATAGATGAGTACTGGAAGAACTTTGGGTATGGGCCGTCTATAGATGACATCATGTACCAGACTGGGGACAAGGGGCGGGGGAATGTTCATAGGGTGGTTAAGAAGCTTTGTGATCTTGGGATCTGTAAGCGGGTGAGTAAGAGCGCCCGTAGTGTTCGGCCAAGCTATTTGTCAATGCGCAACATATGAATATTGACGCTATCAGCGAGGCGATAGGTAAGCTTCCTATTAATGAGCAGGAGGCTTTCTTTGATGAGCTGGATGAGTACCGGGCTTCTTTGGCCAGGGAAGAGGCGCAGGCGGATTTTCTAAAGTTCGTCCATACGATGTGGCCAGGATTTATAAACGGGCGGCACCATAAGGTAATGGCCAGGAAGTTTGAGGACATCGCTTCAGGGAAGATCAAGCGCCTGATCGTGAACATGCCACCCCGCCATACGAAGTCAGAGTTCGCCAGCTACTTACTTCCGGCTTGGTTCCTGGGTAAGTACCCTAACAAGAAGATCATCCAGACATCTAATACGGCTGAGCTTGCCGTCGGTTTTGGTCGTAAGGTTAGGAACCTGGTGGGTAGTGAGCAGTACGCCAAGATCTTTCCCAATGTTAATCTTAGGCAGGACAGTAAGGCTGCCGGCCGGTGGTCTACTAATAAGGATGGGGAGTATTTTGCTATCGGTGTCGGCGGTACTGTGACCGGTAAGGGTGCGGACCTGCTGATTATTGATGACCCTCATTCAGAGCAAGAGGCAGCTTTGGCGGCGGGTGATGCGTCGGTCTTTGACAAAGTGTACGAGTGGTACACGTCTGGACCTAGGCAGCGTCTTCAACCTGGAGGATCCATTGTGGTCGTGATGACCCGCTGGGCCAAGCGAGATTTGACGGGCCGCATCCTCCAGTCTTCTATAGAGAAGGACGGGAACGACGAGTGGGAGGTAATCGACTTCCCCGCGATACTGCCCAGCGACAAACCTTTATGGCCTGAATTCTGGAGCCTGGAGGAACTAGAAGCCCTGCGCTCAGAGCTGCCAGTCTCAAAATGGAACGCCCAGTATCAACAAAGCCCAACCTCAGAGCAGGGGGCGATTGTTAAGCGGGAGTGGTGGAAAGAGTGGAAGGGCGATGATCCACCCAAGTGTGAGTTTGTTATCCAAAGCTGGGATACCGCATTCTTAAAGACAGAGCGGTCGGACTACTCCGCATGTACTACCTGGGGGGTGTTCTATATTAATGAGAACGCCAATGACGCTAATATCATTTTGCTGGATTCTTTTAAGCGCCGGATGGAGTTTCCGGAACTAAAGGAGAAGGCCTTTAATCACTATAAGCAGTGGGAGCCGGATGCTTTTATTGTCGAGGCCAAGGCTTCGGGTGCGCCATTAATCTTTGAGTTACGGGCGATGGGCATACCTGTACAAGAGTTTACGCCTAGCAGGGGTAATGATAAGATGGTGAGGATTAACTCTGTATCTGATTTGTTTGCAAGTGGAAAGGTTTGGGCACCACCTACTAGATGGGCTGATGAGCTAATAGAAGAGATGGCCTCTTTCCCCAATGCAGAGAATGATGACTTGGTTGACTCCGCCACCCAGGCATTAATCAGGTTTAGAAAAGGCGGCTTTATTCGTTTGCAGACGGATGAGCAAGACGAAGTTCGTGCGTTTAGGCGCAAGGTATCTTATTACTAAGGATTGATATGTCCATTGAAAAATCACTATACGCCGCCCCTCAAGGCATTGAGTCCTTGGCCCAACCCGACATTGAGATTGAAATTGAAGATCCCGAGTCAGTAAGTATTAAGGCTGGGGATGTTGAGATAGAGATTGGGAGTGTTGAAGATGACTTTGAGGCTAACCTTGTCGAGCATCTTCCTGACGATGTTGTTACTGAGCTTGTCAGTGATCTGCTTAGCGATTTTGATGACGACATTAACTCTCGTAAAGATTGGATGCAGACTTACGTTGATGGCCTTGAACTTCTGGGAATGAAGATTGAGGAGCGGGCTGATCCTTGGGTTGGTGCTTGCGGTGTATACCACCCTCTTCTCTCCGAGGCTGTAGTTAAGTTCCAAGCCGAAGTAATGATGAGTACCTTCCCGGCTGCCGGCCCAGTGAAGACTCAGATTATCGGTAAGGAAACACCAGAGAAAAAGCAAGCTGCTACCCGTGTGGCTGCTGACATGAACTATGAGCTGACAGATGTGATGACCGAGTTCCGGCCTGAGCATGAGCGCATGTTGTGGGGCTTGGGATTGGCTGGAAATGCGTTCAAGAAGGTCTACTTTGACCCTAACTTGGACCGCCAGACTTCTATTTTTGTTACGGCTGAAGACCTTGTGGTCCCTTACGGCGCATCAGACCTGCAAACAGCCGAGCGCATTACCCATGTTATGCGCAAAACCGAGAATGAGTTGCGCAAACTACAGGTTGCCGGCTTCTATGCCGACATAGATCTGGGTGAGCCAGACAATATCTTGGATGAAGTAGAGAAAAAGATTGCCGAGAAGATGGGATTTCGCGCCCAGACGGATGATCGTTACAAAATCCTTGAGATGAACGTAAATTTGGACCTTGAAGGGTACGAAGATACAGACAAAAACGGCGAAGAGACAGGAATTGCCCTGCCTTATATCGTTACGATTGAAAAAGGCAGCAACAAATGCCTGGCCATCCGCCGCAATTGGGAAAAAGACGATAAGTTAAAGACTAAGCGCCAGCATTTTGTCCATTACGGCTATGTCCCTGGCTTTGGCTTCTACTGTTTTGGCCTTATTCACTTAGTCGGTGCGTTTGCCAAGTCCGGTACTTCCATTTTGCGCCAGTTGGTGGATGCTGGGACCCTAGCAAACCTGCCAGGCGGCTTCAAAACACGCGGCCTTCGCGTTAAGGGAGACGATACACCTATCGGACCAGCCGAGTGGAGGGATGTTGACGTACCCAGCGGGACCATTTCCGAGAACATCATGGCTCTTCCTTACAAGGAACCAAGCCAAGTACTGGCCATGCTCCTTGACAAGATCGTGGATGAGGGACGCAAGTTTGCTTCTGCTGCTGATATCCAAGTAGCGGACATGTCGGCCAACTCTCCCGTTGGTACTACGCTGGCTATCCTTGAGCGCACGTTAAAAGTAATGACTGCCGTCCAGGCGCGTATTCATTACTCGTTCAAGCAAGAGCTGGGGCTACTGCGCGACATCATTCGTGACTACACGCCAGACACTTACAGCTACGAGCCGGAAGAAGGATCGCCTAAGGCCAAGAAGTCTGACTACGACCTGGTGGCCGTTATCCCTGTCTCCGATCCAAACGCCGCAACGATGGCGCAAAAGATTGTGCAGTACCAGGCGGTTATTCAATTGGCTCAGATGGCTCCTCAGATCTATGACTTGCCACAACTGCACCGCCAGATGCTAGATGTGCTGGGCATTAAGAACCCAGAGAAGCTAGTACCTCTACCTGATGATGAGAATCCTGTGGACCCAATCAGCGAGAACATGAACGCGCTAAATGGTAAGCCGCTCAAGGCGTTTATCACTCAGGATCAGCAGGCTCATATTGCAGCGCACCAAATGTTCATGCAAGACCCATTGATTATGAAGACCATTGGGCAAAACCCACAGGCCAACATGATCATGGCCGCATTGCAGTCGCACATTGCAGACCATCTTGGCTTCCACTATCGCACAATGATTGAGAAGCAAATGGGTGTACCAATGCCGCCGCCTAATGAGCATCTGCCAGAGGATGTTGAGGTTGAACTCTCACGGCTGGTTGCCCAGGCAAGCGCACAAGTCCTGCAGTCCAACACTGCACAAGCCCAGCAAGCCCAGGCTCAGCAAATGGCTCAAGATCCGCTTATCCAAATGCAACAGCAAGAGCTGCAAATTAAGGGTGCGGAGCAACAGCGTAAACAGCAGAAAGATCAAGTTGATGCTCAGCTAAAAGCAAGCCAGCAACAAATTGAACGTGAGCGTATCCAAAGCCAAAAAGAAACGGATATGACCAGGATTCAAACGGACTTTGTAAAATCACAAAAGGAGCTGGATGCTCATAATGAGATTGAGCGCCAGCGCATATTAAGCAACCTTGTTGGACGTAAACAATGATTGATAACTACCTAGAACATCTATCAAAGAAGATAGATGACAAAGTATCCCAACTCCAAATAGCTCTAGCGGATGGCAACGCTGGGGATTATGCGGAGTACAAGAAGATGTGCGGCGAGGTTAAAGGTCTGCTTACCGCACGTTTATTTATCTCAGACCTACAGGAAAGATTGAAAACCCATGATGACGATGAGTGAAGGAAATGTAGATTAAGCCGTGGACTTGTCTCAGATACTGAACAAGGGCGCGGAACAAAAAGCCAAGCAGCTACCAAAGCCGTCTGGCTACCGCATTTTGTGCGCAATTCCAGAAGTGGAAAAAGAATACGAAAGTGAAATTGGATTGCTTAAATCCGATGAAGCCATTCGTAACGAAGAGCTTTTAACAACGGTATTGTTCGTTGTGGACCTAGGACCTGATTGCTACAAAGATGCAACCCGGTTTCCATCTGGCCCATACTGCAAAGCAGGCGACTTTATCTTGGTTAGGCCACATGCAGGAACCAGGCTAATCATCCACGGCAAAGAGTTTCGTGTAATTAACGATGACTCCGTTGAGGGTGTAGTTGAAGATCCACGCGGTATCCGCCGCAAATAAGGAGAAGATATGTCTGATTTTAAATTTCCTGATGAGCAGGATGATGCTAAGGACAATGTAAAGGATATTGATCTTGATGATGAAATAATCGTTGAGATAGAGGATAAGACTCCTCCTGAAGATCGTAATAAAGCACCTTTGCCTGAAAAGATTAAGGAAGAACTTTATAACGATGAGCTAGAGGATTACTCCACGAAAGTTAAAAAGAAACTTCTTCAAATGAAGAAACTTGCGCATGATGAGCGCAGGGAAAAAGAAACAGCTTTGCGTGAGCAAAATGAAACCGTTGAGTTTGCTAAGCGACTAATGGATGAGAACAAAAGGCTCAAGTCCAACCTGTCTAATAGCGAAAAAAATGTGCTTTACTCTGTTACCAAAACCGTGGAAATGGAATTGGAGCAGGCCAAAAAAGCTTATCGTGAGGCCTATGATTCTGGCGATACTGATAAGGTAATGGAGGCACAGGAACGTCTTACTGAGGCAACACTAAAGATTGATAAAGTAAGAAATTTCCGACCACCGGCTGAAGAAACCCAAGAAAGTGTGGTACAAACGCCTCAACCCCGCGTCCAACGGCCCCAGGCAGATCCGTCTGCTGTAGCCTGGCAACAGGAAAATCCTTGGTTTGGGGAAGATGAAGAGATGACCAGCTTGGCTTTGGGTCTTCACGAGAAGATGCAGCGCGAAGGGGTTAGAATTTCATCGCAGGAGTATTACTCCCGTTTAGATAATACAATCCGCAAGCGTTTCCCAGAGAAATTTGAGGACGCAGAGGAACAAGAATCTCGGCCTAGCCGAAAAAGCTCGGTGGTTGCACCGGCTACACGGACAACATCCGCAAAACGAGTTAGGTTAACCACTGGTGAACTTAACTTGGCAAAGAAGTTTAACTTAACACCGGAGCAATTTGCTGCGGAAAAAATCAAATTGGAGGCCTAAGATGGCTGAAAACAGAAAACCGCGTGAGCTTGAGGAACGACTATTAACTGAGCGCCCAAAGCAGTGGGCACCAGCAGAGTTACTTCCTGAACCAGACAAGCAACCTGGCTACAAATATCGGTGGGTGCGTGTTTCAACTTTGAACCAAGCAGATCCTCGCAATATCTCGGCCAAACTCCGTGAGCATTGGGAGCCTGTTCCAGTTGAAGAACAACCCAGATTCAGACTGTTAGCTGATCCATCGAGTCGATTTAAAGACAACATTGAGATTGGCGGGTTATTGCTTTGCAAGACTCCAGAGGAACTTGTTGAACAACGTAATAAATACTTTGCACAACAAAATGTTGCTCAAATGGAGGCTGTAGACAATACTCTTATGCGTCAAAGCGATGCGCGGATGCCTCTCTTTAGGGAGAGTAAATCTTCGAGTAGCTTTGGAAAAGGTATTTAATTTTTAGGAGTCCTTTAT